AGCTCTTGAATCGATAGCATCGGCTGCTCTAGAATCTTCAAGCCCCATGTTGGCAACACTGCGAGTGAATCGCTCTTTACCGCCTGCTATCCGTTCTATTGCAGTAGCTTTGTTTAGCTCTAGTTGAGAGTTAAGAACTTGTTGTTGTACTTTCTCTGCCTGCTGAGCTTGCTGTGCTGCTTGTTTTTCATTCTCAGCTACTTGTTTGTTATATTCAGACTTACCTTGCAATGGTGCTGCTTCAATAAGCATCTTAGGTGTTATTGGGCTGCCTTGGTTAGCTCCTGTTAACTGATAGAGATCTACAAGCTGTCTGAAGTATATTTGACGTTGGTTGTCTGTTAGAACACCTTCTTGTACTGTGATGTCATATTTGATAAAGTCTTTGTTATAGAACTGATCAGAAGGCTTTTGATTAATTATCCTTTCAATTTTTTCCGGTTTCCATGTTTGGATCATTTTAAGAGCTTTTTTAGAGATCAGTTTTTGTGCATAGCGTAGATTATCGAATAGATCCTGTAGATTAACGATCGAGGCACTCTGTCTAAGCATCATCATAATGCCTGACTCTTGAGCGTTCTCTGTCATTCCAAAAGCTGCATCATTAACGCCCGCTATGGTCATTATATCTTGGTCAAACTGCTTTTGAAGCTCAAACATACCTTGTGGTATCTGTGCTGGTGGAACCTTTTCGATGTCGCCTGGCTGCGCATCATCTTCTTTCCATATAACCTTACCTTGAGAGGTTTGAAATAAAGATCGTGGGTTAACTACTGCTGATTTTTTAGCCATCCATCCAGAATTTATTTGAGAATCTAAAATATCGATCATCTGAGAACGGCGTTTGTTTGCCTCTTTCTGCGGGTCAAGCTGGCAACGTACTAATGACTGCATTTTTAACGCCCAAGAGTCTGATTCTGGCTCAAATAAACCTACCATAGGCACGCATGGATACTCGTTTAAACCATATTGGTTCCTTTCTGTACGCATAAACTCATCATTTACGATAATATGACAATCAACATACTTTTTAGGCTTCTTTACTACTTTTAGCTGGGGATAATTTTTTACGAAAAACTTTAATCCTTCATCATCTCCTTGCCATTCTGTGAATTCACCCGTCTCTTCATCAACAAGCATAGGAACCATCTCCCAACCTTGTTTGTAAAGCTCATTGTAAGCTAAGAAATTCTCGCCGTTTGGTTGCCTTTGATAAGGAAGCCATGTAAATTTATCATCCCGTGACCATCCTTGTTTAGATAGCATTTCAATGTCTTTGCGTTGTCCGGGAAGAAGAGATGCTGCTTGATCTACACTAAGATACTTACGCTTTATAATATGTCCGCAATCTGAAAAATCTAATTGAGTGAAATATGGATCAACGATGAAGCCGGAATAAGGATCTCTACCAAATTTAATATCGCCGTTGATTGGATCGTCTCTATAATCCATCCAAATGTTTAGTAGATTAAATCCAGTCTTTAAAGCTCCTCCAAAAGATTCTGATATAAATTTGTATCCATCACCATAGTTGAGAGCGTAAAGGAGTAGTTGGGATAGTTGATCGGCTGCTTCTTGGTCAGAATTTTCTGTAGGAGTCACAACGGAACTGAGGCGGTTCTTTCTCTGGTATCCTGTTAGTAGGTTGATATTCCTGCGAATGTGGTTGAATACTAAGGCGTTTCTACCTTCCGAAAAGAGCTTTTGTTTTTCTGATTCAATCCATTGATCGCCCAGATACGCTCTCAAGTCTGTGTCTGCTAAAGGATAGAACGGATTCAAAGCCAAATAATCGTCTTTATATAGCTCATCATAGTCTTGCACAATAGCATTATCACTTGTCATAAAAGTCCTCGCGTGTAGTGACTCTCCCATTACTGGGGTGGTTTAGAGTCTTATAATAAGAGGGGCGGAAGTGCTAGCTGACAGTGTAGTTTTGACGCCGTCCTTCCTACAATGTAACGTTTTAGGTTACAGAGATTCCCTCAGTTTACTTTTGAATTTAAACTTTGTTTCTCTTGTCCAGTTATCGGAGTAAGGTCGATATCGCAATCTGTTTGATCTTCAATTAAATCTTCAATGAATTCTTCGGCCTGATTGTCTGCATGTTTTAATTGCCATTCAAGCAAAGCATCGGCAATAATGGAGCAACTAGACAAAGTCAATGAAACAGCTATTAGCATGGCTACTTTTTTCATCTTTCCTTCCTTGATAGAATTTGCCCTTTATAGAAACAGAAAATTAATGTAAATATCTTTCTGTTATTTTTCTTTATTATACTAAATTTTTTAATTAATTTCCATGGATATAAAATATTTAACCATTGATGTTTTTCCCCTAAAAAGGTATGCTTATTGTTATTTTTAATAGGATAATTATCTATACGGAGTTAAAGTTGAGGTCTTGGGAAAAACAAGTTTATGGAATTAAATGCGAAAGATGCGACTCAATGGAAGCTACAAAGATTATGTGTGCCGAGCGTGATCCAGTTGAATTCAATGTGAAGATTTATACTATATGCGAGAAGTGTAATAAAAAAAGACTCAAAGTACAAACTAAATTAAATAAGATATATAGGTTAGAGCCTTATAAAGGGAGGTGTTAATGGGTTTAGATTGTTATAGTTCTTTAATTATTGGAGAAAAGATAATAAAAAAAACAACAAAAGAAATATTTACTAGATATAATGAAATTACCGGCGATCCATATAAACAGGAAATAGAAGTAAAGAAGTGGTTTTATGAAAATGACAATATAGAGTTTATTAATTATAATAAATATTACGAAGAAGGCGATTATATTCATCAAACATATTGCACTAATGATGTTGCTTATGTAGGAATAGTGTTTAAAAGTACCACAAGCCATAGACATGATGAACCGTCTGAATTAATAGATTTATCGAAATTTGACACTTTAAAATCAAAATATTTAGAAGTTTTTCAAAGAAACGGAAATCTATACATGTTAACAATTTTATGTTACTAAAAAACAAATAATATCCATCTTTAGTAGGTTTATTAAATCTCCTTATCTATACATTCGTTCTAGTTCTTCTGCTTCTCTTTCTGTAAACTCAGGTCTTAGGTTTTTATTGAAAAAGTGGGTGTAGAGGGCGTAGCGTTGAGAGTCACAACTGTGGTCGAATTGCTTGATAGGCTTATCTAATCCCCTCTCTGATGCTTTAGAATCCCAAAGATAGTTTCCATACTCTTTGATAGACTGGGTGCAGTTTGAACAGATCTTATAAGTACCGTTTGAAAGCAATTGAGCCTGAAACCTGATGCCTGGAATTACATCATTTACAGCATCCATTACATTTCCTATTCCGTTCCGTCTCAGCTCTTGTTTAAGAGAGGCTGCCGATGGATCTATATATATCCTCTTAACATTGTATCCACTGATAAACTTAGTTAGGTCTAAAGAGTAGTCATAGTCGGACTTCTGCCTTTGTTCTTTCTTAGAATCGTAGTAGTATTCTTTCTCAAGCCACATATTTGGATACTGATTAGGGTTATATCCTATTAGAGTGAAAACACAAGGATTAGTAGTGCCATAGTCGATTCCTACGATATAATAGTCCGCCTCATGTAGCGGCATTTGAATGACGTGGAGTTTTTCATCAAAGAAGTCATAAACCGCACCATCCGCAACAACCCACTCTCCTAGAATATATCTCCTGTACCAGAGACCTTGATATTCTGCTGACAAATCCTTAATATATTTCTCGGAAAGAGTAGGGTTATCATGTATATTATAAGAGAATACTTTTAGGTCTAATTCATGTTCCCTATCTATAAAATCCCGCTTAAGCCAATGATAAGGACTATCCGGATTGGTAGAACAAAAGAGCTGAGATCCTGGTATTGAGAGCCTAGAAAGTAGCATCTTAAAGAAGTTTTCGGGGAGGAGAGAGGCTTCATCTATCAAAGCACCAGAAAACTCAGAACCTCTTATTTTTGCCTCCGCGCGATCATCATTAGCTCCTACCACATGCATAACGCGGTTATAAAGTGTAACCTCTCCTTTTCCAATAGAATACTGAACGGCATTACCAACTATCGCTTGCATCGGGGTAATAATATTTCTTTTAATAGTTTTATCGGTTCTTCCACATATGATTAACGGGCCTGGAGGACCCGATCTACAGAAATCAAGCCATCTTAATATAGCTATAAACGATTTACCGGAACGAACAGAGCCCTCAAGAATATTAATCCTTGCGGTTGATTCCCTATAAGATTCTATTTGTTTATTACTTAGCTTTTCTAACGCCATGTTATTTAAATTTTTCCGATAAATAAAGTATTATTAACCTAATCTTTCCAAGAACTGAGAAAACTAAACGTCTAAATGTTGAACTGTCAGCAAACGAAGCATATAGGTTTAAGGCTAATAATGAATTCCATATCCATTTAAACGGTCTTGTCATGCCATTAACCATGTTTTAATAAGGGTTTCTATATTGCCGTATTTTAACAACCAGTAAACTATATATATTTTTCCTATCAAGAAATGTAAGACCCCCCACAAAAACGAATGATTAACTACCCACGAAAAAACAAAAGCTGTTAACCCAACAAGAATTTGAACATTAGTAAATTTATAATAACCTTTTTTCTCTTTCATATCTTCCTCTCTAGCATATCAGCAACATACTTACTTAACTCTGTTACTAACTTGTGTTGTTTATAGGCGAACTCAACAGGATTTAGTGGTTCGTTCACTTCTTTTCTTAATCTTCTTAGTTTTTCAATCACAAGTTTTCTCTTTTTACCTTTCCCGAACATCCTAGCCCTAATCTTTTAAATCTTTTGAATAATGATTCTTCAAATCTATGTATTCATGCCACCACGCCTCTTCCTCATTAGAATATAAAAACTGGTTTTTTTGAATGTTGTGATAAAGAATAAAGAAAAGCTCCTCTATCTGTTCCATCTTTGACTCATAAGAATCTAAGCTGTCGATCACAGTCTTTCTAAGCTGGCCGAATTGATCTATTCTGCTATAAAGGAGTTTTGATGTGCCGTCTAATCTAGCTTCTGCTGCGTTAAGTCTACGTATACATTTATTAAATACGTCTTTAACACATTCTTCAAGATTTTCTCTTGTTACTGGTTCTCTTTTGATCTCCGTTAGAGTCTTTTTTCTTCTGTTTAACATCTTTTTCTTCTCCATTAAAATTCTCTTCCTATTTCTAAATACCTTGCATCTGGCCAATCCCAATCGCTAGTATGGTAAAGAGCCCCTTCTTTTAAGCAAAAGTCACACACCCCTCTATGACAAGCACATATCCGACCTTCTGGATAAATAGCGCCTAACTTAGCCGCGCACTCTCCACAAATGTAAGCGCCTATTGGATCGTTATCTTCTTCGACCTCTCTTTCGCAAGGATCTGAGTATATATCTAGACTCTCCATTTCACCTCTCAAAACTACGTTTAAAATATAATCAAACGCATCTATTAAGGACGGTCTTTCGTCAAAATAATCGGTTATAATAGAGACTAATTGAGACTGGATCTCTTCCGAGATGACTATCTGTTTAACGGTCAGCATTGGTCGTTGAAAATCATCATTTGCTTTGGTCATTTTTTCCATCCTTTTTATTGTTCTTGGCTAAACTAACCAAGGCATCGAAATCATCTGAGCTTTTAATCAGGTGCATTACATCTAACAGACTTGATAGCGAACCGTTGAACTCCTGCTTACTTTGAGGCTGTTCTGACTGGTCTAGTCGTTGCTTGCCAAGCCATATAAGCATGGTTGTGTTTCCGCCCATAGCTGCTTGAAACTGCTTTCCAAGTAACAGAGAGTTGCCTTTTTGACGCTTTTCTGTTGAGTAAGTCGTATAATCAACTCCTCTATCTTTCACGCATCTATCGTATAATGTAACTCTATCAATCCCTAAAAAAGCTGCTACTTGAACGCCACTAGACCCATAGATCAAGAGCTTATCTACCTCTTCCCAATTTATAGGAGCTCTAGGTCTCCCTAATGTTTTCTTAGTTGGTGGTTTCTTCTTAGCCATTACTTTGCCCTCACTTTCATTGTAGCTGCCGGGAATAGATCTATTATTGGAAGCAATTCTTTTTCGAGATGCCGCAAATCATCTTCATTATCGAACTTGATATTGATTGAAAATGTTTTAGGCTTTTCTTGTGGGACAACATCTGTGTGAAGCTCTTCTTCTGTGAAGCCAGCTTCTAATAAGATATCCATTTCCCAACGATTAGCGAGCATATCAAGATCGAAATCCCCGCTAATCTTATTAAGACCAATAGTTAGTTCTTCGGCTTCTCTTTTTGAAAGAGCTCTGGAAGGTATCGCGACAGATACTTCGTTAACTCCGATTGATCTAAGGATTTTGAGTCGTTGGTGTCCGCCGATGATTTTCCCGTCTTTTTGGATGATGATGGGTTGACAGACACCGAACTTTTTGAGGGACTTTTTAAGGTCTTCAGCTCTTTTTTTAGTGAGTCTACGGGGATTATCCACGTTTTCTGAGAGGTCATCTATACTCCTCTTTTCATAATTCCAAATTATATCTTCCATTAGCTTTCCTGTGGTTCGTGGGATTTCTCCCAGGACTCAGCTAAAAGGATTACAAGAATTTATTAATTACTAGTTTCTTCTTTGATTTCTTTTACTTCTTCCTTGTTTGTTTCTTCTACTTTAACTACTACTGCTGCTTGTGATTGCTTTACTCTATCAGCATCAGCTTGTTTCATCTCTTCTGTATACTCAGTGAATGTATAGTATAGAACGTTGTATAAAGGCACTGCAAAGCCGGATTTCTTATCATCATTCCAATAAGGCTTGCCTCTTCCCATATCATCTGTGAACTTATTAAATTCCTTACCTTTAAGTATGACTGTTAAATCTTTTCCATTTGAAAAGTAAATACTTAATTTCTTATCCATTGTTATCCTCTTTTTTTGTTTTTAAATACTCCCATAATTTTCTCA